ATGAGGTTTGGCAACAAAAATTTAATTAATTATAATAATGGAAAGTTGATACACAAAAAGCAATTAGCATTTCATAAAGATTTGCATAAGAATCGATGGGTTTTTGGTGGAAATAGAAGTGGAAAGACGGAATGTGGTGCTGTTGAAACTGTGTGGATAGCAAGAGGAATACATCCTTATAGACAAATAAATGGTAGTACTGATGGATGGGTTGTGTCGCTTAGCACACAAGTACAAAGAGATGTTGCCCAGAAGAAAATTTTACATTATCTTAATAAAGATTGGATTGAAGATATTATCATGTTGCAGGGCAAAAAATCTGCTTGTGAGTATGGTGTTATCGATACAATTATTGTTAGGAATGTGAATGGTGGATTGTCTAAAATTGGTTTTAAGAGTTGTGATCAAGGTAGGGAAAAATTTCAAGGAACAAGTCTTGATTATGTTTGGTTTGATGAAGAACCTCCACTTGATATATATATGGAATGTAAAATGAGAGTTTTGGATAAACAAGGTATTATATATGGCACAATGACTCCACTAAAAGGTTTGACTTGGGTATATGAACAAATATATTTAAATAATTCAAATGATCCTGATGTTTGGTATGAACAAATGGAGTGGGGTGATAATCCTTTTCTTAACAAAAAAGAAATTGAGAAGTTATCTAGTACATTAGCATATGATGAGTTAGAAAGTAGAAGATATGGTAACTTTAGTGGTTTTGGGGGACGAGTGTATGGAGAGTTCGATGAGAATATTCATGTAATAGAACCATTTGATGTTCCAATTGACTGGTATGATAATATTAGTATTGATCCTGGATTGACCAACCCTCTTAGTTGTCATTGGTATTCTGTAGATTATGATGGAAACATCTATGTGATTGCTGAACATTTTGAGGGAGAAAAAGATATTGTATATCATGCTAATAAAATTAAAGAGATTTGTAAAAAATTAAATTGGAAAACTACATATAATGGTAAAATCGAAGCATTAATTGATAGTGCGGCTAATCAAAGAACTTTGGCTTCTGTTAAGAGTGTAAGTGAACTTTTTTTTGAACAAGGAATACTTGTTAACACAAAGGTTAATAAAGACTTATTCTCGGGTATAAGCAAAGTTAAGCAATATTTAAAAGATGCGAATGGTAAAGCAAAATTATTTATTTTTAAAAACTGTACTAATCTTATTAGAGAGTTTAAGTCTTATTATTGGGGTAATAACGATTGTCCAATCAAAAATGATGATCATGCTTTAGATGAATTAAGATATTATATTATGAGTAGGCCTGATATTCCTAAAATAATTGAACAAAAGAATATGATTCAAAGAAATAAAGAGAAGCTTATTAGGAGATTAAAACAAAGAAATTAAACTAAGTATAAATATTAAGCATGTTATTACATCATGAAATTTTGGGTGTAATATTTTTTTTGCAAGTTTTTTGTCACTAAAATTTGAAATTATAAAAAATCCATAGTTTAATTGTTGGTAAGATTAGGTTTAGGTGAGGTCGTTATGAATGAAACAAGCAAAAAAAGTTAACCAGTACATAGTAGAGGAAAAAGAGTCAGGTACAGTAAAAGATGCTTTATTAAAAAAAGCTTTAGGATATAAAGTGTCAGAAATTTCTGAAGAATATTCTATTGTTGATGAAAAACTTGTATTAGTAAAAAGAAAAGTTAATACTAAGCAATTTCCCCCAGACTTAGATGCTATAGAATTAATGCTTGGTAAAGAGGAATATGAGAGTGAGTTTGAAAATTTGTCAGATGTTGAATTATTAGAAGAAAAACAAAAAGTAATAGAGATGTTGGAAAAAATAAAGGAGAAAAATATTAATGAAAGTGTTTAGGTTTAAATATTTGGTTAAGTGTGATATGCCTGCTTGTAGTAATATTGCTGTTAATAAATTCAAGCTTAAAGATGGTGATAATGATGGGTTGCAGTTGTGTGATCAATGTGTTAAAGGTATGTATTCTATAATCAGTAAAAAAACAAATATCAAAGGAGAAAAATAAATGAAAAGAAAAAAGATTAACAAAGATACAGAAGCTTATGATAATTTTGAAAAAGAGTTTGTTGCAAATGTATTAGATGATTTTAGACAAAGGCAAATAGAAAGAAAATCTTATGAAACTAAATGGCAATTAAATATTAATTATTATATAGGTAATCAATATTGTTCTATAGATGGTAAAGGAGATGTTGTTGATAATCCTAAGCAATATTATTGGGAAGAAAGAGAGGTGTACAATCATATTGCACCAATTCTAGATTTAAGACTTAGTAAATTGAGTAAAGTAAGGCCAACCCTTAATGTTATACCCTTTAGCGATAATGTGGAAGATGTTTCATCAGCTAAGGTCAGTAAAAAAATATTAAATGAGATTTCTTATAATGCTAATTTGAGTAAAATTTTATCAGAGGGTACAATATGGAGCGAGATCTGTGGAACAAGCTTTTATAAAATTGGTTGGAATAATAGGCTTGGAAGAGTAGTTGGTAAAGATGAATTGGGTAATTCTATATCTGAAGGTGATGTAGAAATGACAGTTGTTAGTCCATTTGAGATATATCCAGATAGTAGTGCTTATGCTAATCTTGATGATTGTTCTTCAATTATTCATGCTAGAGCAATGCATGTTGATATGGTTAAAAATATTTGGGGAGTAGAGGTAGAAGGCAAAGATATAGATGTGTTTTCTTTAGAAAGTAACCCGAAAAATCCTTATTTGCATAGTTCATCTGCTTCTAATGTCACAAAAAAAATAAAGAAAAATCATGTGGTTATTATTGAAAAATATGAACAGCCTACAGTAAACCTGCCAGAAGGACGACTAAGTATTATCGCTGGTGATAGATTGGTATATATTGGCGATTTGCCTTATGTTAATTATGCAGAAGGTAAAAGAGGTTATCCATTTGTTAAACAAGTTGCATCTAATATTCCTAATTCTTTTTGGGGAAACAGTATTATTGACAGACTTATACCTATTCAAAAATCTTATAATAGTATCAAGAATAGGAAACATGAGTTTTTGAATAGGCTTACTATGGGAGTATTGGCTGTAGAAGATGGCTCTGTAGATATAGAAAATTTAGAAGATGAAGGATTAATGCCAGGTAAAGTTTTGGTGTATAGAAATGGTTCAACTGCACCTAAACTGATGACTACAGGTTCAGTTCCGTTAGATTTTCAATATGAAGAGAATCAATTATTAAATGAATTTATAGAAATTTCTGGTGTAAGTGATCTTTTGTCAAGTAAAACCATTAATGCTAATTTAAGTGGTACTGCTTTACAACTTTTGATAGAACAAGATGAGGTAAGATTGTTGAGTAGTGCAGAGAACTTAAAATCTAGTGTTTTGAATATTGCTAAAATGGTATTAAGGTTGTATAAACAATTTGCTACACTTCCTCATACAACAAGGTTGATTGGTAAAAATGGTACTGTAGAATTAATGTATTGGCAGGGGTCAAATCTTGCTACAGAAGATATAGTATTTGAGACAGAATATGAAATAAATCAATCTTTAGCCCAAAGAAGAAGCTCTATAATGGAAGCTTATACCTCAGGATTATTACATGATGAAAATGGGAAATTAAGTAACGGTATGAGACATAAGATTTTGTCTGAACTAGGTTTTGATATTTGGGAAAATACCATGGACGAAAAAACTTTACAAGGATATCAAGCAGAAAAAGAAAATTTAGAATTATTGTTAGATGGTAAAATTGATGAACCTACAGAAATTGATGATCATGATACTCATATAAGTGAGCATATATGTTTTGTACTTTCTAATGATTTTAATATTCATAAAAAAGATAAACCTGAATTAGAAGAGAAGATGCTTGAACATATAAGAAGACATAAAACTTATCTAAAAATAACCCAAGAATTATTAGGAGATAAATAGGGAGACGGAATATGGAAGAAATTATTGAAGGCAAGGAACAACTAGAAAATGCTTGTACGGTTAATGTCGCAGCGGCGAGTGAAGAGAAAGGTAATGACGAAGGTGTTTCTAGCTCCTTGTATGGTAAATTTAAAGATGCCGATAGTTTACTTAATGGATACAAAGAGTTGGAGAAGGAGTTTACAAAAAAGTGTCAACAGTTAAGTGAACTAAGAAAGTCTAATGATATTGATAATACTAATAAAGTACCGATATATAAGACTGAAAATTGGCGAAGCGAAATCAAAGACTATCTAGCCCAAAATAATAGAGCCAATGATTTTGCTGTAGACATCGCTAAAGTAATTATGCAAGACGAAAAGCTTGCTTGTATGCCTAATTGTCTAGACTTGGCATATAATAAAGTTTTGGCGGATAGATACAAAAGTGAGCAAGATATGGCTAGAGATGATGATTTTTTAGAAAAATATATTTATAATGATGAAAACATAAAATCTAAAATTGTATCAGAATATCTTGCTAAAATAAAAAACAACACCGCACCACCTATTATATTGAAGGCCAAAGGTGATAGTGTAGGTGTTATTTCTCCAACAAAACCAAAAAATTTAAGTGAAGCAAGAATGGTTGTGGAACGGTTATTTAAATAGAGAAGGAGAATAAAAATGGTTACATTACAAACAGCAGAAGATGCTTTGAAGTCTGTTTATCTTGGTGTGGTTTCTGATCAATTAAATATTAATGCTAATCCATTGCTTAATAAAATTAAACAGTCTTCAGCAGATGTTTGGGGTAAGGAAATTATTAAGTTGGCCCCTTATGGAATAAATGGTGGTATTGGTGCAGGAAGCGAAACTGATTCTTTGCCAGTAGCACAAGAAAATAAATATGTTAAATTTGTATCAACTTTAAAGAATTTATTTGGTACTATTGAAATTTCTGATAAGGCAATGAGAGCAAGTCAGAACAATTCTGGTGCATTTGTTAATTTGCTTAATGCAGAAATGGAAGGGCTTATTAAGGCAAGTACTTTCAATCTTGGTAGAATGTTATATGGAGATGGAAGCGGTGTTTTATGCAAAGTTGTTTCTCATAATGATGGAACTAATGTTGTTACAGTTGATTCTGTAAAAAATTTAATAGAGGGTATGACTATTGATTTTGTTGACATAGCAAGCGGTAATAAACTAGCAGGTGCGACTAATAGAATAGCATTTGTGGATAGAGTTAATAAGTCTGTAACTTTTGAGTCAAAAATTACTACAGGCCTAACAACTGCTTATGCTCTAGTTGTTCAAGGTTCTTATAATAATGAAATAACAGGTCTTGGTAGAGTGTTTGATGCTAATGCTACTAATCTATATGGTTTGACTAAAGCTAATTATCCTTGGTTGAATCCTTATACAAAGACTTCTGTTGGTGAGATCTCTGATGCTGTTATTCAAGAAGCAATTGATGAAATGGAAGAGTTTGCTGGTAGTACAGTTGATTTCATTACTTGTTCTAGTGCTGTTAAGAGAGCTTATCAAAATTATTTAACTACATTTAGAAGAAATGTAGATGTTATGGAACTTGCTGGTGGTTATAAGGCTATTTCGTATGCTGGCATTCCTGTTGTATCTGATAGATTCATTGCTGATGATGAGATGTATCTTCTTAATACTAAAGAATTTACTTTACATCAATTATGTGATTGGCAATGGCTAGAAGGTGAAGATGGTAGAATTATTAAGCAAAAACAAGGCTATCCTGTGTATACTGCAACTTTAGTTAAATATGCAGATTTAATTTGTGATAAACCAAATGGTCAAGCAAAATTATCAGGTATAACTGTTGCTTAATAGACAATATTAGAGGCTACGATAATTTCGTAGCCTTGAATTTTAAAAAATAAGGATTGATTATGTTGGGTGTGAAAATAATAAAAAAAGACATGTTTAATATCTCAGAGAGAATAAAGCAAATAGATAAAAATTATTTCATTGTCTTTAATTGTAAGACTAACAAATGGGAAGTGCATAACAAAATGCAACAGGGTTCAAGTTATTGTTTGACTTGTCCATACAATTGTCTTGATAGTAGATTGATTGATTATGTCTATTATACAAGTACTCAGCATAATCCTAATATAATAGCTGAGATAGAAAAAAATAATATAGAAATAGAAGATAAACTAAAAGCCTCTGAGAAAGACTATATTAGAAGTAATTTGAAAGATATATTTAGATATGCATCAAATAATTCTAAAGAGATACAAATGGATAAAATATTTAAGAATGATTGGTTATAAAAAGAGAGGTTTTCGTATATGGAAATAAATAAAATATTAAGAACAAGTGCTACAATGTTACAGTTAAAAAATATTGAAGAAATATTTAGAAATGTCGATACAATTAATGATGTTGATAATGAGGATTTAGAGTTGTTGTTAAATTGTATTAACTTAGTTTGTAATACTATAGCAACTGATTATATTAATATAGTTGATAGTAATACTGTTAACAATACAGGTTTAGTTAAGTGGAAAGATATATCAAATAGTCCTATTTATAAAATTATTAAAGTAAAAAATTGCTATGGACAAACAATTCCTTTTGTGGTTACACAAGATGGACTTGAATGTGAGAAGGGAACTATTAAAATAATATATACAAAATTTCCTAAAGAGTATAGTTATAACGAGCAAATTAAAGAGTTTAATTCTTTATTGACAGAAAGAATATTTGCAATGGGGGTTGTGAGTGAGTTTCTGTTTATTAAGGGAAATAGTGATGATGCTAGTGTTTGGGAAGATAGGTTTAAAAATTCTATGAGAAATATTGTTAGAACACAGAAAGAAGTTAAATTGCCTAAACGAAGGTGGTGGTAGTGTGTTCTATTATGACAAAATTAAGAAAAAGAATATAACTTATAAACAATATAATTATGCTACATTTTCTAACGGGTTAAAAACAGATTATGATGAAAGATTGTTGCCTGTTAAGTTTGCTACTAGTACATATAATTATTGTTATCAAAATGGTGCTTTGAAAACAGGTCTTGGTGTAAAAAAATTAGAACTTTGTTATGATATAAATGATAAGTCGAAGACGAAAGAAATTGAGTTGCCGGATGGTGTGCAAGCGGTTGCGAGTTTCATTTTTACGAAATATAATTATTATACTGACATGCAAGAAGATATGCTTATAGTATATGGGTCTGACAAGTATATCTATGCTTTTATGATGTATGATCAATATAATAGTTTTGCAAAACTTGAAGTTCAGTTTACAAGGTGCCCTATGTTTGTAAATTATCATTATAATGGTAATGATTGCATGCTAATAGCAACAGAAGAAGAGGGCCTTTACATCTGGGATAGTTATAAAGGATTAGAAAAGATAGAAGATGCTCCTATTATTACTAGTTTGTGTATGCATTATGAAAGATTGTTTGTAACGACAGGTAAAGACAAAAGAAGTATTTGGTTTAGTGATGATATGGATCCTACAAATTGGTCGCAGAGTTTAACAGAAGGCGGATTTATTAATCTTATTGATGATAGGGGAACATCTAATAAGATAATAAGCTTTAATGATTATTTATTTGTATTTAGGGAATATGGAATTGATAAAATAATTGCTTATGCGAACCAGACAGATTTTCAAGTAGTTCCGCTTTTTACATCTAGTACAAAAATTTATACAGATACTATTAGAGTTTGTGGTGATAGAGTTGTTTTTTTAGCGAAAGATGGGATATATTATTTTACCGGACTTAGTACTGTTAAATATAATTTAGATATAAATAATCTATTTGTTAGAGAATATAACGATAATGCAATATCTGCCTACTATGATGGAAAGTATTATTTGGCATGTAAACTAAATTTGAATGATGATGAAATAGTGGGTTGTGAAAATTCTGAATATACTAACAATGTGTTGATTGAATTAGATATTAGGACGGGTGAGTTAAATATTTTAAGAGGATATGATATTGTTAATGTTCAAACTCTTAATAACAAAATTGAATCAAAGCTAATTGTGTGTATTAAAGATAATGGAATGTATAAATTAGGAGAGTTAACTAAAGATGGAAAGGTTTATGGGGTTCCGACTAAAAAGGTATGGAGATCACCATTGTCATGTTTTGGAATAATTAATCAAGATAAACTATTAAAGTCTATTACGATAGTTAGTGAGAGTGATATATCAATAATTGTAAGATACGATAGTCAAACAAAGACTTTCGATATTAAAGGTTCTATAGATCCAATTACTATTTATCCCAATATCAAAGCCAAGGAAATTGCTATTGATTTTATTTCGAATAAAGAAAATGTATATATTTCAAATCCTCAAGTTGTGGTGGGGTATCTATGAGTTATATAGTAAAAGATAACTATGGTAAAAAAGCATATATAGAAGTTGAAAATTTAAAAAAAGATATAAACCGTTCTAGTTTGAAAAATAATGATTGTATACAGACCGATAGTTATTATAAGATAAATAGTAGTGAAAATATAATAATCAAAGAGTATAAGATAAGTGGTAAAAATGCTATACTAAATGTCAATATGTATACCAATACTGTCAATTTCTTTAATAATATAAGATTGTACAATAATGGAATCTTGATATATTCAGGTATTGTTGGTGATTGTAAAAATATCAAGGTGGCAAATTGTGGTGAAGTTATTATTGCTTTTGAGATTGATAATGTTGAAGCTAAAGAATTTGATGCTGATGTCGTAATAAATACGGTATCGAATGATTGTTTGTCTGTTGTACAAAAATTTGAAGATGAGTATTATTTAGCTGTAAATGGTTTAAGTGAAACTTTGATATATCAATATGAATCTATTAATGATTTGGTATTAAAGAATCATACTAAAGTATATTTAGTTCCTATAAAAATGTTTGATTTTAAAATATTAAAAGACTCTAGTTGTTTTGTTGGCTCAACTTTAGTTTTGGTAGGGGTAGATTCTAATAATATATTGAGTGGTTATTGTCTTGATGATGAGTTTAGTGAAGCACGAATTTCTTTAAATATATTATCAAATAGTTACAATATATCTTCTCTTGATCAGTATCTTTATTGTGCTTTTGTTAAAAATAATAATATTTATCTTGTAACTTCTCAAGATGACTTTAATAATCAAAAAATTTTGAATGTTGCAAATATTAAAATAAAGAGAATTTTGGATTTTCAAGTTTTAGATTTAGAATCAAAAAATTTTTTGCTTTTAGTTCAAAATTATCAAGGCAAGTTATTGCTTATTAATTATTCTTTGACTGTTGATTCTGTTATTGGGATAACTGAAATTGGAAAGTTTGAATATGGCAAAATTTATATAGTCGATAATGTTGTTAATGTTGTGATGGTTAAAGAAAATAAATGTTTGCATAAAAAAATAGTTTTTAAAAATGGCGAGATTGTTTCTCTTGTAGAGATAAACAGTTATTTTCCATGTACTAATTTGTATTTGGATAAGGATAATATCTTAGTTGGATATAATAACTGTTTTACTAGTAAAGGTTAATTATGTATTCTATAGCTCGTGAATATTTCTTGAAAATTTTATTTATATAAAGGAGGTGCTTGCAAATGTATACATACAAAATTGACGATGATACAACAAAGAGAGTCAATGCTTTAGCATCTACAAAAAAAGATGAAGATAAGCTTGATAAACTTATACAAGATTTAGAAAGTTATAATAATATGTTTGGCAATATATCTTACGATTTAACTGAAAGTATTCCTGATTTTAAAAAAATGGATGAAATAGATATCGATGAAGATAAAATTAAGAGCAGGGCTGAAAATGAATTGAGTGAATATAAGACAGAATCTGTAAACAAAATTGTTAATAACACAAATGCTGAGTTGAATAAATTAAATACGGATAAGAAAAATATTACTGATACTTACAAAGATGCTATAGATGAAACTAAATCTTTTTATGAAGATAAGAAAGAGTCTGTTGGGCAAGATGCTTTGAAAAGAGGTTTGAGTAGGAGTAGTATTGTTGTTAATGTTCTTGATGCTTTTGATAAAGCGGAAGTTAGTAGATATTCTAAGTTGAATGATGAATTGGTTGCTAATATTAATGAAATTGATAATTCTATATCTAATCTTAAACTTGAACAGGAAGATGCACTAAATAGTTTTGATATTGAATATGCAGTCAAACTTCAAGATAAAATTAATCTTTTAACAGATGATTTGTTAAAGAAACAAAATGAAATATTGAAATATAATAATGAAATTGAAGAGAAAGAAGCAGAGTATAACAGAAAGTATGCAGAACTTGAAAAAGAATTGAAATCTGCCAATTGGGATAAAGAACATGATTTGATGCAATTTGCTGGTAAATATGGAGTTAATATGATTGCCAAATATAAGGAAAATCAAATGTATGAAATGGCAGAAAAATATTTAAGTTCTATAGATAAGACTTATGCTTTAAATGAGCTAAAGAATAATGAAAATTTGCGACAATTACTTGGCGAAGATAATATCGCAAAATTATATAATAAATTTAGTTAAAAATGTGGGAAGAAATTTTTAATCTTGCCATAAATAATGGGCTATGGGCTGTGTTGTTTCTTGTTTTATTAGTTTATGTACTAAAAGACAGTAGAGCAAGAGAGAAAAAATATCAAGATACGATAGAAAAATTAGGCAAGACTGTAACTTGTGTTGAAAATATTAAAGAATCTGTGGAAGAAATTAAAGAGATAATAGATAAAAAACTAAAGACAAAAAAAGTACAAAAGGAGAGATCAAGTGAAAAAGTTTAG